CTTCCGCTTCCTCGCCGGGGTCCGGGACGACGCCGATGGAACCCCGGCATCCCCCGCCGCCCCGCCGATCGCCATCGAGGTGCCGACCGACCGGCCGAGCCTCGCCGTCCTGCCGTTCCGCTACCTCGCCGACGATCCCGCCCACCGCTTCCTCCTCGCCGGCCTGCAGGACGAGGTGACCGCCGGGCTCGGCCGGGTGAGAAGCTACCTCGTCGTCAACAGCGGCTCCGCCGCCTCCGCCGCCGCCACGACCGACGACCTCCGCGCCATCGGCGCCGGGCTCGGCGTGCGCTACCTCGTCACCGGCAGCCTCCGGGCCGGCGCCGGGCGGCTGCGCGTCACCGCCCATCTGGTCGAGGCGGCGAGCGGCATCGAGGTCTGGTCCGGCCGCTTCGAGAGCGAGGCCGGCGACACGTTCGAGCTGCAGGACGCCATCACCGAGGCCCTGATCGGCGCCCTCTCGCCGGCCCTCTACACCGCCGAGGCCGACCGCCTGAAGCGCCAGCGGCCGGCCTCGCTCGCGGCCTACGACCGCGTGCTGAAGGCCATTCCCGACTGCTGGGCCGTGGAGCGCACCGCCAGCCGCCGTGCCATGGCGGAGTTGCAGGCAGCAATCGCCGCCGACCCCGACTATGGCCTCGCCCATGCGCTCCTCTCCTGGTGCCACGGCCAGCAGGTCGTCTACAACTGGACCTCCCGCCCCGCCGAGCACCGCGCCCGGGCACTGACCCTGGCCCTGCGCGGCTACGCCCTCGACCCCGCCGATTCCATGGTTCTCACACTTCTCGCGACGGCCGAATCCGCCGCGGGCGAGGTCCTGGCCGCCCGCCGCCATCTCGACCGCGGCCTCGAGATCGACCCCAACTGCTGCTGGGCCTGGAACCGCTCGGGCTATCTCCACTGCTACACCGGCGATCCCGAATCCGGCATGGCCGACTTCGAGCGCTCGCTCCGCCTCAGCCCCCTCGACCCGCTCTGCCACCTGAGCTTCGTCGGCATGGGCCTCGCCCGTTTCGTCGCTGCCGACTACCCGTCCGCCCTCGGGTGGATCGACCGCGCCCTCGCCGACCGGCCGGGCATCCTCTGGGTCAACCGCCTGGTCGCCGCCTGTGCCGCCCTCGCCGGCGACATGGAGCGCGCCGCCCGCGCCGTCGCCATCGTCCAGGGCTACGCGCCCGGCATCCGCGCCGACGACATCGTCCGGGCCATCCCGCACCAGGTCGAGGCGACCCGCGAGCGCTACCGCCGGGCCCTCGTCCTCGCCGGCTTTCGCCCCTGACGCACGGCTGGACAGGCCACGACCGACCCCTTATATCCGCGCCTGCGCCCAGGTAGCTCAGTTGGTAGAGCAACGGACTGAAAATCCGTGTGTCGGCGGTTCAAATCCGTCCCTGGGCACCATTTATTTCAATGACTTAACTGATTTCCCCGATAATGTTTGGCACCGTTTTGGCACCAAAGACGTTAACGGCGATCTGGTGCAACGCTAGCTGAGTGTCAGACGACACTTAGTCGTTCTGAGGTAGATGGGTTCATTGATCCGGGATATCGTGGCGGTTTCAACAGGTTAACCGAGTTCCAGAAAAAATTGGAAGTGTCGCGGCCGGGGGTGAAACGCGACACTTAACCGCCCGGGGCCGATTCCAGGCCCGTCAGCAGCCCGCCGCAAATCCATCGTTGAAGACGCCTCGAAGCCGCGTGAACGCTGGCTCGAAAGGGCGTTAGGAATGTGGTCGATAGTCTCGATTCGCGACCAAGTGATGATTATAAGTGCGGCCGCATGATTACAATGTGATCGCCGCCATGGCCGCGCGCTCGTTGGGTTTGGCAGGCCGCGACAGAAGTCATGATTACATTGTGATGATCGCATTGTAATCATGGTCGCCGTCAGATAGGACAACGATCACGTCCGGCCGGCTGGGCTCTGAGTATCGTAAATGCGTCACCGCCCGGGCGTCCGTCAGCCCGCGCGATTCTTTGTGATGTCCGGAGGATCGCCTTACGCTAGAATTTGATCTTCGATCTGCAACCAGGGGGGGTGCCTGCCCATGGCGACAACGGGTTTTCGAATGGAAGCCACGATCGACGACGCCGAGGTGCGGCGGGTGCTCGGGGAACTGGCCAGCCGTGGCAGCGATCTCTCGGAGCCCATGGATACGATTGCCGGCTATCTCGAGGACGAGACCAGAACGCGATTCCTGGTGTACCAGACGAGCCCGGACGGGGTGCCGTGGAAGCCGTCTCGGCGGGCGCTGCGGACCGCGGGCGGCAAGACGCTTGTCGATACCGAGGTTCTGCTCGATTCGCTGACCTCCACCAGCTCGGCGGACGAGGCCGTGGTCGGTGTCGCCTCACCTTACGCCTTCATCCATCAGGTCGGCGGCAATGCCGGGCGCGGCGGCAAGAGCCCGATCCCGGCGCGTCCCTATCTCGGGGTTTCGGCCGAGGACGAGCGCCAGATCTACGCCATCATCGAAGACTACATCGCCGACGTGCCCGGCGTAACTCGCTAGAATCTCCGGCAGCACGGTACTTCGTGCACGCCCCCATGTAAGAAGCGTGGCCGGGGCGGCGGTCAGCCGCCCTTCCGGCTGTGCCGGTCGTGAATGTCCTTCATGAGCCGGGCAATCTCGGCCGTGGCGGGCGGCGGCTCGCCATCCTGCTCGCGATCCCAGACGAGCGAGGAGACGGCGAGCACCATCTCGGCGAGCTCGGCGCCGCCGAGGCGCCAGCCGGACATGTCGACCAGCGCTTCGACCGTCCCGACAATCCTGGCGAACTCGTCCTGGATGGAAGCGGGATGATCGGGCGGGCTGTCCTCGCCTTCCCGCATCGGCCCGACGCCGGTCGCAAGCCACTCGAGGCGAACCGCACATACTTGAGCGATGTATGAAATAGTGCCTAGTCGTGGGTTGGCGGGCGCTCCAGCCAGCCATTTTTTTACCTGTGAATGAGATACGTTTATCCGCTTGGCAAACGCCTCCTGCGATTCTCCTGGCTCCATTAGCGCCTTGAGGCGATCGGAAAATCCATTCGGTCGAAGTGATATCCCTTCTTCTCGCGCAGTGGGCGAACTAATATCGATCTTTGTACCTTTGTCGGTTGACATGGACATTATTCTACCCCTAAGAGGCTTAACGAAGGTCTAAGTAGGGGTCGCATGATGGTGGAGCAGCCGGATGGTTGGCATCTCGAGGACATCAAGGCGGCGGTTCGGAAGAAGGGGATCACGCTGAAAGCCCTCGCAATTGCACACGGATTGGAGCCGACGGCCACGAAACAGGCCCTCAGGCGCCCGCATACCAAGGGAGAGCGCGCCATCGCCGCCGTGCTCGGCGTGGCGCCGCAGCTCATCTGGCCCGACCGGTACGAGGAAGACGGCAGGCCGAAGCGAGGGCGCACCGTTCAGCGTAAGGCGCGGCGCCGCACAGCGCAGCAGAAATCTACACCTGCGGTTCCGCCGGCCGAGCGCGGAGAAGACGCATGAACTCGGAGAAGCTGGCGCCGCTGAAGAAGCGCCTGCGGCTCGCCGTGGAGATGGCGGGCGGCCTCGAGGAGATCTGCCGGAAGACGGGAAGATCGATGGGCACCGTCGAGGACCATCTGACCTGCCCGTGGCGGCATGTGCCGATCTACTACGTCCGGGATTACGCGCAGGCCGCCGGTGTCAGCGAGCTCTGGCTGCTGCACGGCGAGGTCGAGGCGCCGGCCAATCTGCCCTCTCAGCCCAATCCGACCCCTCAGCAAGGAACCGACATGCAGAAGAGCGAGCGGCCTTCCGGCTGCCCCGATCTCGCCGTGCTGCTCGAGCTCGACGCGCCCGCGCGCCGGGCGATCCTCGATCAGATCGGCTTCAATGGCGAGCTGCGTCATGCGACGCGGTCGCTCAGGCACCTGCTGATGGTGGCCGTGCACCGCCTCGACCAGCTCGAGGAGCGGGTCGCCGGGCTCGGCGGCGCCGGGGAGCGGCCGGTCGTCGTCTTCATGGAGCCGAAGCGGGCCGAGGACATGCGGCTCGGGGCGGTGCGGGCATGACGACGCAGATCAAGGCGGCGCTCGGCAGGCGCCGCGCCGATATCTGCCACCGCGTTCTGGCGGCCGTGGAGGCGGGCGAGCGGCCGGTTGTCGCCTGTCGGCGCATCGCCGCCCAGATGGAAGTGGCCGTGTCGTCGATCGAGCTCTGGTTCAGCCGGATCGAGGGGCTCGACGAGGCGGAATGGGCGGCGGCGCTGACCACGACCTCCGGCCAGCGGGCTAGGCCGGTCCCCGAGCTGCAATGGAGCACGATGGTCGAGCGGCTGGTGGCCGGCGATTCGGCGGCGGTGGCGGCCGAGACGGCGATCAGGGTCTGCAAGAAGGCCGGCATCCGCCCGGTGAGCCGCTCCTCGGTCTTCCGCCGGCTGATCCATCTGGCGCAACGCGAGGCGGATGCGCGAATCCAGGGAGAACGTACATGAACGCGGCCGACCCTGTGGCCATGCCCTTCCTCGCGGCGCTCGACGAGGCGCGCGGCGCCGCGGAACTGCCGGAGGAGGCCGGCTGGCGGCGCCAGGCGCTGCGGCATCTCGACGACGACGCGGTGCTGGCGAGCCTCCGGGCCGATGCCGCGCGCTTCGGCTTCGCCGACGTGCTGGCCTTCCTGACGCCGGCAGCGCCGGCAGCGGGGGGGCAGGGATGAGCGAGGCCGAGATCACCAGCCTGCTCTGGTGGGGCCTCTCCGGGCTCTTCATCCTGCTGCCGCTGCTGTTCTGCGGCCCGCTGCTCGATCGGGCGGGCGATCCGCCGGGCTTCAGCAAGGAAGAGCGGGTCGACGGTAGGGACGGGCATGCTTAGCTTTTACCGTCGCCTTTTCGCCGCCGTCTTCCGGGTCGACCTGACGCAGCTTGCCGGCGGGCGCACTGCCCCCCGCTGGCTGCGCTAGCAGGGCCGTGGGGGGGGGGGATGTCGGGCGGGGCTGAATCGGCTGGGGCTTCCTTGGGCGAGACCGAACGGCCGACACCACCGCTAATTCAGGCCGGCGGACTGATCACGGCGTACGAGCTGCAACGGCTCGGCTTGCCGGGGCTTCCGAAGTGGCAGTCGAACATCAACCGCAAGGCGGTGATCGAGGGAATCCCCCGGTATCCACACCCGGGTCGCCGCGGCGCCTACGCCTATCTGATCCAGGACCTTCCGCAGGTCGCCCGAGACGCATTCAGGTCTGCCTTTCCAGATGCCTTCGAAGGCCGTTCACAGCCGGGCGAAAGCGGGGTCGCGGCTGTCGCCCCGGCTGTGGCTCCGCAGGCACCGGCCGTGTCGATTTCTCCGCCCTCCCGGGAGGTCGAGAAAATCGACATGCCGGCCGCTCCGGCGGTGTCTCGAGGGGCGGCGCAACCAAATCCGAAAAACGAGCCGATTGCGCAACCGGACGCTGCCAGCGCCGAGCGGTCGCGCCGGCGCAAGCGGGGCTCGGCGATCGAGCGGGACGAGGCGCTGAAGGGCTACGTGGTCGGGCTGCTCGGCCACAAGCCGCACATCAAGGCGTCGCACATGGCGCAGGCGATCGCCGTGGACCAGGGGCGCCAGATCGACCTCCGGACGGTGCAGCGCTTCCTCAAGCGGTGGAAGGCGGAGAACGCGGTGCTCTACGCCTACCTGGAGGACCCGGACCGGGCGAAGGGCAAGTACCAGCCGGCGCAGGGCTCGCAGACGGCGCACATCGGGGCGGTGAACGAGCTGTGGGAGCTCGACACGACGCCGGCCGACGTGATGCTGAAGGACGGCCGGCACCACGTCATCGGCTGCATCGACCTCTACAGCCGGCGGATGCGGCTCCTGGTGGTGCCCATCTCCTCGGCGGAGGGCGTGGTGCTGGCGCTGCGCGACGCGATCGAGGACTGGGGCGTCCCCAAGGCGATCCGCACCGACAACGGCCGCGACTACAAGTCGACCTGGATGAACCGGGTCTGCGCGTCGCTCGGCATCGAGCGGGACTTCGGCCGGCCGTACAGGCCGGAGGACAAATCGACGATCGAGCGGGCGCTCGGCATCTTCAGCCACGACATCGTCGAGCTGCTGCCCGGCTACATCGGCCACAACGTCGCCCAGCGCGAGGCGATCCGCAATCGCCGGAGCTTCGCGCAGCGGCTGGCGCGGAAGGGCGACGTGGTCGACCTGGAGATGGACGCCGAAGGGTTCCAGGACGCCTGCGACAAGTGGCTCGCCATCTACAACGGCCGGCCGCACTCGAATTTCAAGGGCAAGCTCAAGGGGCTCTCGCCGCAGCGCGCGGCGCTGGCCTCGCCCGGGGCGGTGAAGCGGGTCGAGAGCACCCACCACCTCGACCTCCTCCTGGCCCCGGCGCCGGACAACAACGGCAGGCGCCGGGTCGGCAAGGAGGGGATCAAGGTCGCCGGCCGGCAGTACATCGCCAAGGAGCTCGCCGCCCATCAAGGCGAGACGGTCAATGTCCGCTACCACCCGCAGCGGCTCGGCGCCGTCGCCGTCTGGGACGTCCATTGCGAGCGGCTCATCTGCTACGCCGAGAACGCGGAGCTGATGGAGCACGCGCGCCGCGCCGAGATCGCGATCGAGGCCAAGGCGGTGCATCGCGAGAAGGTCAGGGACGGGCTGGCGCCGATCAGGGCCGCCGGCAAGGCGCACGACTTCGACGGTGTGGGTCTGCGCATGCTCGACGCGGGCAGCGCGGAAGCAAGCAACGTCGTGGGCATCCCGAGGCGCTCGCTCAAGCATCAGACGCGGGAGCTGGAAGCGCTGGAGCAGGCCGCCAGGGCCGCCGAGCCGCCGCCCATGCGCTACGAGCCGGACGGCCGGCCGATCACCGACGACCCGGCCACCTGGGCGACCTGGGCGCTGGCGAACCGCGACAAGCTGAGCGAACGCGACCTGCGGACGCTGGCCGGCGATTTCGCGAGGAAGAGCTTCCGGGTGCGGATGGAAATGGAGACGCCCGACTGGCTGCGGCCTTTGGTCGACCAGATCGAAAAAGAAAGGGCGGCGTCATGACAACGCCGCCCCGCAAGTCGGTTCATCAACTGTTCCGCAAACGTCGGAGATGACATGTATTCAAAGTTCGTTGTCACGTCAAACGTTCGCCGCTTCCGCGCGGCCCATGACAACCAGGACCTGCGCGGGGCGCCGGAATCGTCCTGGACGCTGGTCACCGGCGATGCCGGGCACGGGAAGACCCGCGCGGCGACGCATTGGGGGCTCGACGAGCATGCGGCCATCGTGCGCATCCCGGCCGGCGCCACGCCGCACTGGATCATGGCCGAGCTGGTGCGCGAGCTGGACGGCCGGGTGCCCGAGCGAAGCTGCGAGGGCTGCACGAGGCAGGCGACGCGGGCGCTGCAGGCCAACCCGCGACCCATCGTGCTGGACGAGGTGGAGAACGCGCTCCGGGGCGGCATCCAGTGCCTCGAGGTGATCCGCAACCTCTCGGACCTGCTCGAGGTGCCGGTGGTGATCACCGGGCGGGAATGGGTGGCGTCGCGGCTGATGAGCGAGCGGCAGATCTGGTCCAGGATCTCGGGCATCGCCGAGTTCAAGCCGCTGGACCTCGACGACATGCGTCTCCTGCGCGAGCAGCTGCTGGAGTGCCGGGCCGACCCGGCGGTCGACCCGATCCTGCTGGAGCGGACCGGCGGCTACATCCGCGAGGCGGTGAACGCCCTGGCGGTGGTGGACAGCCTGGGCGCGCGGCTGGATCGGCCCGTCACCCCTGACGACATCCGCGGGCGGACGCTGGTGCACGAGCACGTCTTCCGGGCGTCGCCGCCGACGCGCAGCCGGGCGGCGAGGGCCAAGGCCGAGAGCGGCAAGGTGGTGTCGCTGAAGCCGGCGCCGGAGGGTGCCTGAGATGCAGGAGCAGATCATCGGACTCCTGGCCCGGCTGCCGGCGCCGGCGACCATGGCGGAGCTGAGGGCGGCGACCGGCCGGGACGGGCGGAACATCGCGACCGGCGTGGTCCGGCTGGTGCGCCGCCGCCTGGTCGAGCGGGTGGCGGACGGGATCTATCGATTGACCGACGAGGGGCTGGCGATGGCGCGGGGCGGGGCGGCGATCAGGTCGGGGCCGAAGGGCAACCATGCGGGTCCACGCGACCAGCATTTGTCCACTTCCCGCGCGAAGATCTGGCGCACGCTGCGGACGCTGCGCAAGGCCTCGACCGCCGAGCTGGCGGCGGCCGCCGGGACCAGCACCAGCAACGTCCAGAAGTATCTGCGGCTGCTGCGGTCGGCGGGCTACGTGGCGCGGCTGCAGCGCCGGGCGCCGGGCGGCCATCTGCGCTGGGCGATGTGCGACGACACGGGGCCGCTCTCTCCGGTCTTCCGGCCGCGCCAGGGCGTGGTGCTCGACCGCAACAGCGGCGAGGAGCGGCCGATCGTGGCCGAGGCGGCGGAGCCGTGGCGGTGAGCGGCGACTGGCGCGAGGTGCTGCAGCAGGCCTGCCGCGAGCGGACGCAGGTGCGGGTGGCGAAGGCCCTGGGCTACTCGCCGGCGACGGTGAGCCAGGTGCTGAAAGGCTCCTATCGGGGTGACATGGCGGCGATCGAGAGCGCGGTCAAGGGGGCGCTGATGGGCGGCGTGGTCTTCTGCCCGGCCTTTCACGACGAGATCCCGCAGCAGCGCTGCCAGTCCTACCAGCGGCGGCCGTTCTCCTACACGAACGCCGCCTTCAACCGGATCTGGCGGGCCTGCCGCAACGGCTGCCCGCATTCCAGGCTGACACGCGATGACGCGGAGGTGGGCGATGTTGTCGAATGACCTGAGGACGCTGGTCGACCAGCTGGCCGGGATGCGCCTGGCGGGCGAGGCCTTGGAGACGCGCGACCTGGCGCAGCTCGAGCGCTGCCTCGAGGAGATGGCGGAGCGCGCCGCCTCGATCGAGGCGCTGGCCGTCGCCGACGAGGGGCGGCTGCAGACGGCGGCCGAGGACGCCGTGATCCTGGCGCTCAGGCGGCAGGCGATCGCCGCCTTCCTGCGCCAGAGCCACGACGGCGCCATCGGCACGCGGCGGGGCGGGTCATGAGGGCGCGGCTGGCGCCGGCCGGGCGGCCGGTGCGCGGGCGCGAGCCGATGGCGCTCGCCCGCCACCAGGAGACGGCGGAGCTGCTGCGGCAGCTCGACCGGACGATCGGCCGGGCGGCCGCCGCGGTGGTCCAGCTCGATTCGACGATCGAGCGGGCGCTGCCGGCGATGCTGGCGGTCAGGGAGCAGCTGGGCGAGGCGCTGGAGGCGGCGATCGCCATTGGACTGGACAAGCGGAAGCAGGAGAGCGGGCATGGCGAAGGCGAGGCAGGCGAGGGCGAAGGTCGAGGCGGCGATGCAGGTGCCGCAGAGCCGGGACGAGGCGACGCGGATGGTCGCCGAGATCGGCGAGCTGCAGCGCGCCAGGGCGGTGATCCAGGCGCAGATGAACGACGAGCTGGCGGCGATCAGGGCGGGCTACGAGGCGGAGGCGCTGCCGCTCGGCGAGCGGCTGAGTCGGCTGACGCAGGGGGTGCAGATCTGGGCGGCGGCCAACCGGGAGGAGCTGACCCGGGGCGGCCGGGTGAAGACGGCCCAGCTGCCGTCCGGCGAGATCGCCTGGCGGGTGCGGCCGCCGAAGGTGGCGATCCGGGGGGTGGAGGCGGTGATCGACGCGCTCCGGCGGCTCGGGCTCGACCGCTTCGTCAGGACGAAGGCGGAGATCTCGAAGGAGGCGATCCTGGCCGAGCCGGAGGCGGTGGCGATGATCGCCGGCATCTCGATCAGCCAGGGCGAGGACTTCGTGATCAAGCCCTTCGAGACGGCGCTGGAGGAGGTGGCCTGACGCCGCTGAAGGCGTCGGGCGAGGGCGCGAAGAAGGCGACCATCCTGCGACTGGTCGCCGATGCCGGCGAGGCCGGGCTGACCAGCGTCGAGCTGACCCGGATGACGGGCGCCGAGGACAGCAACAGCGTCTCGTCCTATCTCTCCACCCTTGTCGACGAGGGAGCGTTGCGCAAGGCCGGCAAGCGGCAGGGCATCGCGCGGCCGGTCGATGTCTACGTCGCGACCGGCGAGGCGCCGGTGCCGCGGGCGAAGGTGCCTGGCCACGCCACCGACCGGCCGGCGGGGCGGGCACCGGCGCATCGCGTGCCGGCGGCGCGGCTCTCGCCCGCCAGGGCGCTGCCCGAGGAGAGCTGGCCGGCCCGCATCGAGGTGGCGGTGCGGGCGCTGCGGCGGGACGACTGGGTGGTCTATCCGCTCGGCGGCGACCGCTGGGCGTGCGGGCATCTCCAGCTCACCGAGGCCGAGCTGCTCGCCAAGGCCGAGAAGGTGCGCGAGCGGCGGGCCGAGAAGGCCCGTCTGCAGGGAGCGGGAGCATGAACGAGCAGACCTTCACCCTCGACGAGCAGATCGGGACGGTGGCGGACGAGATCGGGCGGCGGGAGTACGTGCTGCGCGACCGGGTGCGGCTGCGCCGGATGTTGCCCGAGATCGCCGAGCGCGAGATCGCGCTGATGAAGGCGGTGCGGCAGACGCTGGTCGAGCTGCGGGAGCGCGCGGTGGCGCAGCCGGGAGGCGGGTCGTGAGGGCGCCCAGCGAAAGGGAATGGAACGCCGAGATCGTGGAGCAGGGGATAGCCCTGGGCGATCTGGTCTTCGCTCTCGTCCGCGCCGAATGCGAGAGCAAGGCGCTCGGCGCCGATATCGGTCTCTTTGCCCTGGCGCACACCATGGCGGCGATGTGCGCGGGGGTGGAGCTCTCCGGCTCGGTGGTGTCCGGCGAGGCGACATTGCGGATGTACGCGAAGCTCGCCGAGGCTGGAGTCGGCAGTATGCTCGAGGCGGCGCGCGCGAATGCCGCGCGGCCGGGCGCCGGAGGGCTGCACTGATGGCCGCCCGGGTGATGCGGCAGACCTCGGCCGAGGCGCGGGGCGCCATCCTGGCCGGGCTGCCGCGGCTGCGGCGGCAGGTGCTGAAGGCCATCGCCGCCGCCGGCCGGGTCGGCCTCACCGCCGACGAGGCGGCCGAGCTGGAAGGGATCTCGCCGCTCTCGACCCGGCCACGCTGCACCGAGCTCGCCGAGGCGGGGCTGATCCGCGACACCGGCGAGCGGCGGCGCAATGCCAGCGGCCGCAACGCCGTGGTCTGGGAGGCGGTCTGGTGACGCGCGTGCAAGCCGCCGAACGGGCGGTCTGCAGCCGATCGGCGATCGCCGATCCGTGCGCCGCCTTCATCGACCGGGCGGGCTTCGCCTTGCTCGGCGAGACGCTCGATGACCTGGGCTTCGATTTGGACGCGGCGCTCGCCAGCGGTGCGGTGGTCTGTGTCGTCCAGAAGCGCTCCGGGTCGAAGGACCTCCGGATTTCCGGCTCGCGCTACATCCCGGCCGCCTGGCTGCCGGGGCGGCCTGCGGGGGGGGGGGGATCATGGCTGAGGGGGCTGCTCGATGAGCGATGAACCCTTCGACCGCTTCTGGCGGACCTATCCGGCGCGGCGGCCGAACCCGAAGGCCGAGGCGCGCAAGATCTTCGAGCGGCTCGTGAAGAAGGGCGTCGATCCGGAGGACCTGGTGCGCGGTGCGCTCGGCTATGCCGTCGAGGTGCGGCGGCTGAAGATCGACGAGCCCTTCGTCTGCCAGGCGAAGACGTTCCTGCGGCAGGAGCGCTGGACCGACTACCAGGAGGTCGAGACCGAGGCGCAGGCGCTGGCCGCCATGCCGCACCGCGAGCTGTTCGCGCCGTTCGTCGAGCGCGGCGTGCTGAAGGAGTCCGCCCTCGCCACCTGGCTGGCGCCGCTGCACTTCGAGAAGCTGCCGGGGGCGGCGATCTGCATCGTCACGGCGCCGACCGTCTTCCATCGGGACTGGGTCAGGGCGAATTTCAGCGAGGTCCTCCAGGCCGCGTTGAAGACCCGTGAAATCCGCTTCGAGGTGGGGCGGAAGTGACCTCGCCTCGAGACCGGGCGCCGGCGGCTTCCCTCACGCCGAAGCAGGCGGCGCTGCGCGCCCGGCGGATCAAGCTGATCCACACGGCCAAGCGCGAGCTCGGGCTCGACGACGACGCCTATCGCGACCTGCTCGCCCGCGAGACCGGCCAACGCAGCGCGAAGGACCTCGATCTCGACCAGCTCGGGGCGGTGGTCGAGGCGCTGCGCCGGGCCGGCTTTCGGGCGAAGCCCAGGGGGCAGGCCCTGAAGGAGCCGCAGCACCGGCTGATCGCCGCCCTCTGGGGCGAGCTGCACGCGGCCGGGGCGGTCGCCGACGGCTCGGCCAGGGCGCTCGCCGCCTTCGTCCGGCGGCAGACCGGGATCGAGCGGCTCGAATGGCTGCCCTCGGCCGAGGCGGCCAAGGTGGCCGAGGCGCTGAAGGCGTGGCGCGCGCGCAGCCGGCGATGAAGGCGGGCAAGGCGCTCTGCGAGATCATCGCGGTTGTCGGCGTCGCGGCCGCGGCGGCGCTGGTCGAGCGCTATGGCGGGCGGGAGATCCGCGTGCCGGCGCCGGAGCATCTCGAGCCCGGCCATCACCTGGCGCAGACGCTCGGCCTCGATCTCGCCAGGGCCTTCGCCGCCCGCTTCGAGGGGCCGCGCTTTTTGGTGCCGACCGGCGCCGGCTGGGGCAGCGGCCTGCCGCACGATGCGGCGGCGCTGATCCGCGACCTGATCGAGCGTGGCGCCAGCACCGCCGCCATCGTCCAGCGCGCGCGCTGTCATGCGCGCACCGTCGAGCGCTACCGGCAGCGGCGCCGGAGCCGGGCCGGCTGAGCCCGCCCCGATCCCGGCGGCGCACCTGTCGGGGTTCCCGGCGGGCGGCGGCGGGTGCTCTTTTCGCGGCGCCTCCACTCGCCCGGAGTCCGGCATGCGTCGCCCCATCCCGTCCCGCCGCCAGACGGGTCGCCCTTTCGCGGGCGACGCGGGGTGGCGCATGCCGGTGCCCTGACGATGGACCGCCAGCTGCCGCTCGGGGCGCGGCTTCACAACCCCGGCAATATCGAGCGGGTCGCGGGCGTGATCTGGCAGGGCCAGCACGAGATCCAGCCGCATCCCCGCTTCGTCCGCTTCACCGCCGCGGAATGGGGCATCCGCGCCATCTGCCGGGTGCTGATCACCTATCAGGACAAGCGCCAGGCGGCGGACGGCTCGGCCATCGACACGGTGCGCGAGATCGTCGAGCGCTGGGCGCCGCCGGGCGAGAACGACGTCGACGCCTATGTCGCCTCGGCCGGGCAGCGCCTGAGCCGGTTCATCGAGCACGAGGCCGGGCAGCAGATCGACGTCACCGACTACGCCACCATGCGCGGCATGGTCGAGGCGATCATCCATCACGAGGCCGGCTTCGTCCCCTATGACGAGGCGACCATCGTCAAGGGCATCGTGCTGGCCGGGATCGAGCCGCCCGACCGCACGGTCTACGAGGTGCTGAAGCCGGCGCCCCGGCCACTGGCGAAGAGCGGCACGATGCAGATGGGGGCCACGGCCGTGATCGGCGCCGGCGGGATGATGGCGATCACCGTCTTCGACCGCTTCATGGGCTTCGTCGAGAAGTCGAACGGCTGGCAGCTCGTCTTCGCCGGGGTCGTCGTCGTGGCGGTGGCCGGCGTCATGTGGCGCTATGTCGACGACCGGCGAAAGGGGCTGCGCGATGTCGATGTTGATCGGCTCGCTGATCGGCCGCTTTAGCCGGCGATGGCTGTGGCTCGCCCCGACACTGGCGCTGATCCTGGTGCTCGCCGGGCTCGGCTGGCACGTCGCCGGCCGGCTCGACCGGCAGGCCGTCGAGCTCGCCGAGCTGCGCCTCGCCTTGGCGCTGGCCGAGCGTGGCCGGGCGGCGGCGACGCAGGCGGTGCGGGCATGCGAGGCGAGCGCCGCCCTGGCCGCCGGCGAGCTGGCGCGCACCGAATCCGAGACGTCCAGGGTCGCCGCCGAGGTGGCGCGGATCCGGGGCGCGCTGCATGCCAGGGTCGCGGCGGATGAGGCGCCCGCCGAATCGCGGGGCGGCTGCCGGCTCGACGAGGGGCAGCGGCGCGCCTGGGCGGAGATGGACCGGGCGATCTCGGGGCTCTGCGATCGCGAGCCTGGCGCTTGCCCTCTCGAGCGGCTGCGCAGCCCCGGCGCCGGCACCGCCAGCGGAGATTCGGGTGGTTCGGCCGCTGGTGCCCCAATCGCTCCGCCACTGCCCCGACCACCCCGCGGCCGAGCCGCCCTCGACGGTCGACGAGGCGCTCGACCGCTATGCCGAGGTGGCGCTCGCCGGCGACGTCTGCCGCCGTCGCCTGCGGGCGGTGGACGCCATCCTGACCCACAGCGAGGCCCAGGCGGGGCCGCACGGAGAGACGCGCGATGAGTGACCCCCTGAAAGACGCCCTGGCGCGTGGCGACGATTTCCGCCGGGCGGCGGTCGGCAAGGTCGACGACAAGGTGAGCGGAATCAGCGAGAAGCTCGGCTGGCCGCGCAGGCTCGGCTATGCCGCCCTGACGGCAGCCCTGCTGCTCGTCCTCTGGCTCGTCTCGCTGATGGCCGGGTGATGTGTTGGACGCCGTTCTCAACTACCTGCCGTTCGCCCTGCTCCTCTTCAATGTCGCGATCGCCTGGGGGCTCTGGGCGATCCGCCACGCGGTGCACGAGCAGATCGCGGAAGGCTTCGCCAAGCATGTCGATCGCATCGCGAGCAACGACCATCGGCTGACGACGATCGAGGCCGAGCTGCGGCACGCCCCGACGCATGGCGACATGGCGTTCATCCGCACCGAGCTCGCCAAGCTCGGCGGCGAGATCAAGACCCAGTCGGCGGTCCTGGGCGGCGTATCCGAGACCCAGAAGGCGCTCGGCGGATCGGTCTCGATCATGAACCAGTACCTCCTGGAGAGGGCGCGCCCATGAGTTTCTCCGGCTTTCTCCAGGAGCACCGCCGCCTCGCCGTGCTCAAGGTGCTGGCGGAGGGCGGCTACAGCGCCAACGAATCGCTCATCACCGACGTCGTCCGGTCCTACGGGGTCGCCGCGACCCGCGACCAGGTGCGCGGCGAGCTGGGCTGGCTCGCCGAGCAGGATCTCGTCACCACCGCCGAGGTGGCGCACCTGCTCATCGCCACCATCACCCAGCGCGGCCTCGACGTCGCCGACGGCCGCGCCGTCTATCCGGGCGTCAAGCGGCCCGGGCCCGGGGCCTGACGGCCGTGGGCCAGAAGAGCACCGTGCGCCGCCTGCCGGCCGAGCTGCGCGACCAGATCGACGCCATGATCCGCGACGGGCGGGCGACCATCGACGAGCTGGTCGACCATCTCGAGGAGCGGGGCGCGGAGATCAGCCGCTCGGCCATGGGCCGCTACAAGCAGTCGATGGAGGCCTCGCTCAAGCGCTACCGCGAGGCGCAGGAGGTGGCGGCCGGCTGGGTGACGAAGCTCGGCGAGGACCAGCGGGGCGATGTCGGCCGGCTGATCGCCGAGATGCTGAAAACCGTGGCCTTCCAGACGCTCGCCGGGATGGGCGACGAGGACGCCGCCGCCAGGCCGATGGACATCATGCTGCTGGCGAAGGCGATCAAGGATCTCGAGGGCTCGGGCAAGCTCAGCCTCGAGCGCGAGATCCGCATCCGCCAGGAGACGGCGAAACGGGCGGTGGCCGAGGTCGAGAAGGTGGCCAAGGGGGCGGGGCTCAGCGCCGAGACGATCGAGCATTTCCGCGCCGGCATCCTCGGCGTGGCGAAGACGTGACGGGGGCGCCGGATTCCCTGCCGCCCGTCCTCCTGCCCTACCAGCAGGCGCTGGTGGCGGCCACAGACCAGGTGATCGTCTACGAGAAGTCGCGCCGCATCGGCGCCTCCTGGGGGGCTGCCTGCCTCGCCGCCATGACGGCCGCGGCGGATCCGTCGGCCGGCGGCGACGACGTGCTCTATCTCGGCTACAACCGGGAGATGGGCGAGGAGTTCATGGCCGATTGCGGCTTCTGGGCGAAGCACCTGGCGCATTTCGCCGGGGCCGTGCCAAAGGTCGAGGAGTTCGTCTTCGAGGACGAGAGCGACGACGGCCGGCGCTCGATCCAGGCCTTCCGCATCCGCTTCGCCTCCGGCTTCAAGATCGCCGCCCTGTCGTCCAGGCCGCGCTCGCTGCGCGGCCGCCAGGGTGTGGTGATCATCGACGAGGCGGCCTTCCACGAGGGGTTGGCCGAGCTCCTCAAGGCCGCCCTGGCGCTGCTCATGTGGGGTGGGCGGGTGCTCGTGATCTCGACCCATGACGGCGCCGACAACCCCTTCGCCGAGCTGATCGAGGACTGCCGCGCCGGGCGGCGGCCCTATCGGGTGATGCGCACGACCTTCGACGAGGCGCTCGCCCAGGGGCTCTACAAGCGGATCTGCCTCGCCCGCGGCACGGCCTGGTCGGCCGAGGCGGAGGTCGAATGGGCCGCATCGATGCGCGCCTTCTACGGCGACGACGCGGCCGAGGAGCTGGACGTCGTGCCGAGCCAGGGCAGCGGCGTCTGGCTGACCCGCGCCCTCATCGACGCCTGCGCCAACCCGGCTTCGAAGGTCGTTCACTGGGCCGCCCAAGACGGCTTCGAGCTGGAGCCCGACCATGTGCGCCGGGCGGCGGCCGAGGCCTGGCTCGAGGCCGAGCTGCTGCCGCTGCTGCCCGCCCTCGACCCCGAGGCGCTCTCCTTCCTCGGCGGCGACTTCGCCCGCAGCGGCGACCTCACCGTGCTCTGGCCGGGCCAGCTCCGGCGGGGCTCCGAGGTGCTGCGCGTGCCGTTCGCCGTCGAGCTTCGGAACGTCCCCTTCGAGGAGCAGCGCTACATCCTCTTCTGGCTGCTCGAGCGGCTGCCGCGCTTCCTGCGCGCCGCCCTCGACGCCCGCGGCCTCGGCGCCATGCTGGCCGAGCTCGCCATGCAGCGCTTCGGCGCCAGCCGGGTGGAGCAGGTGAAGGCGACGCGCGAGTGGTATCGGCTGAGCTTCCCGCCCTTGAAGGCGCGCTTCGAGGACCGGACGATCGAGATACCGCGCGACGCCGACATCATCCAGGACCTGCGCGCCGTGCGGGTCGACAAGGGCGTGCCGATGCTGCCCGAGGGGCTGCGCATCCGCTCGGCCAGGGGCGGCACGCGGCACGGCGACGCCGCGATCGCCGCGGTGCTGCTCGAGGCGGCGGCGGGCGCCCGCGCCGCCCCGATCAGCTTCGAGGCCGCCGGGCGCCCGACCGCCGGCAGCCACGGCTTCGCCGAGCCGGCAGCGCAGGGCTTCATGGCCGGCATGCGCGACCACGGCCGGCGGGTCGTTGCCGGCATCGGCCGCGCCATGGGAGGATTCTGACATGCCACGCTCCGCACCCAAGGGCGAGCTGGCCCGCGCGGCCGGCAGCCGCGACATCACCACCGGCTTCACCGAGCCTTTGATCCTGCAGCCGCACGACCCGATCCTTCGGGCCCGCGGCTTCGACCTTCGGGTCTACGAGGAGCTCTTGCGCGACGACCAGGTGCAGTCGTGCTTCCAGCAGCGGCGGCTCGCAACCGTCAGCCGCGAATGGGTGGTCGAGGCCGGCGGCACAAAGCGGGCGGACCGGAAGGCGGCCGAGTTCCTCGAGGAGCAGCTCGAGCGGCTGCGCTTCGACGACCTGACCTCGAAGATGCTCTACGGGCTCTTCTACGGCTGGTCGGTGGCCGAGTGCCTGTGGGCCCGCGACGGTGCCATGATCGTGCCCGAGGACATCAAGGTCCGCCGCCGCGAGCGGTTCCGCTGGGACCGGGACGGGGCGCTGCGCCTCTTGCTGCCGGGCGAGCCCCAGGGCGAGATCATGCCCGATCGCAAGTTCTGGACCTTCTCGGCAGGCGGCTCGACCGACGACGAACCCTATGGCCTGGGGCTCGGGCATTTCCTCTACTGGCCCGTCTTCTTCAAGCGCAACGACCTCAAGGCCTGGCTGATCTTCCTCGAGAAGTTCGGCGCGCCCACCACCATCGGCCGGCACCCGCCCGGCGCCTCGGACGACGAGAAATCGAGCCTGCTCGCCGCCGCCGCCGCCGTCGCCACCGATGCCGCCGTCACGATCCCCGAGACCATGGCGCTCGAGCTGCTGGAGGCCAGCCGGGGTGGCACCGCCACCTACCAGGCGATGCTCGACGCCATGGACGGGGCGATCGCCAAGGTGATCCTGTCGCAGACCATGACCACCGACGACGGCTCGTCGCTGAGCCAGGCGAAGGTGCACGAGGACGTGCGCGACGAGGTGGTCCAGGCCGACGCCGATCTCGTCTGCTCGAGCTTCACCCGCCAGGTGGCGACCTGGCTCACGGAATGGAACTTCGCCGGCGCCGTCGTGCCCCGGGTCTGGCGGCGGATGGAGGACGAGCCCGACCTCAAGGATCTCGCCGAGCGCGACGAGCTGCTCGCCAGGATCGGCTGGCGGCCGTCCGAGCAGCGCATGCGCGAGACCTATGGCGAGGGCTACGAGCGGCTGGCGCCACCGGAGCCGCCGCCGGAGACGCCGCCGCCGGCCGGCCCGCCCGCAGCCGAGGATCGGGCGCCCGGGAATCCGGCTCCCGCCGCGACTCTGGCCGAGGGCGAGCGGGACAGCCTGGACGAGCTGGCCGATGCGCTGGCCGACGAGTGGGAGCCGGTCATCGAGCCGGCCTTCGACGCGCTGCGCCAGGGGCTGGACGAGGCGCCGAGCCTCGATGCGTTCCGCGACCGCCTGCCGGAGATCCTGGCCGGGCTCGATCTCGACGCCCTTGCCCAGCGGCTGGCGCGCGGCCGCTTCGCCGCCCGGCTCGCCGGGGACGCCGACGCCCCGATCCGGGACTGACCGGCCATGGCGCGGGTCGTCCTCGAGGCGCTGCCGGCGGCGGAGGCCGTCGCCTTCTTCCAGGCGAAGCACGACCTGCCCAGCTTCGACTGGCAGGACCTCTGGCAGCGCGAGCACGCCGCGGCCTTCACCGTGGCGAAGTCGGTCGGCCTCGACATCCTGGGCGACATCAGGGCGGCCGTCGACGAGGCGCTCGAGGGCGGGCTCACCGTGCGGGACTTCAGGAAGCGGCTCGAGCCGATCCTCGCCGAGAAGGGCTGGTGGGGCCGGCGCGAGGTGACCGACCCGCTGACCGGCGAGGTGAAGGCCGCGACGCTCGGCACGCCGCGCCGGCTCGAGACCATCTATCGGACCAATCTCCGCACGGCGCACGCGGCCGGCCAGTGGGGGCGGATCCAGCGGCGCAAGGCACGGCGGCCCTGGCTCGAATACCTGACCGTCGGCGACGAGCGGGTGCGCGAGAGCCACGCCCGCTGGCACGGCCTGGTGCTGCCGGTCGACGACCCCTTCTGGCGGACGCATGCCGTGCCAAACGGGTGGGGCTGCAGGTGCGTCATGGTGCAGCGCTCGGACCGCGACCTCGAGCGGCTCGGGCTGAGGCCCGGCAAGGCGCCGCCGGTCGAGACCCGGGCCTGGAAGAACCGGCGCACCGGCAGGGTCGAGCGGGTGCCGGTCGGCATCGACCCGGGCTGGGCCTACAACCCGGGTGCGGTGCGCGGCGAGCAGCTCGGCCGGGTGCTGGCCGACAAGATCGAGGCGATGCCGGAGGACCTGGCGCGGGGTGCCCTGCGCGGCATGCTGCGCGGGCCGGGGGCGCGGTGGCTCATGGCGGGCCGGACGGACGCGGTGCCGCTGCCGGTGGCGGTGCTGCCGCCGGCGATCGGCGCGGCGCTCGGGGCGGGGCGGCGCGTGCCGATGCTCAGCGCGACGACGGCGGCGAAGCAGCTGACCAGGCATCCGGACGTCCTGGTGGCCGACTACGCGCTGGTCCAGTGGCTGCTCGACAACGGGGAAGCGCGGCTCGAGAGCGGCACCCATGTCGTGGTGATGGCGCGGATCGACGGTGAGATCTGGCAGGCCGTGATCAAGCGGACCCGCGACGGGCGCGAGCTGTACCTCGTCTCGCTGCATCGGGCGCGCCCCAGGAACCTGCGGAGCTTCCGCGAGCGCGGTGAGCTGGTGAGAGATGCGCCCGGGGGGCCGTAAGCACCCCCGCTGGCCCGCAGGCCAGGGATACGGATATGGCTCGGGCGCAACGCGCAGGATACACGCATGACCGCCCGCCCTCAAGCGCGCATCGCCACCGGCGCCGATCGGCCGTGCTGCCTCTGCCGGCACCTGCGGACGGGCGGGCAGGAGCGCTGCGCCCGGCACGGCCTGCCGGCGGTGCTGGCCCGGCTCAGGGGCGCCTGCGGCCCGGCCGGCGTCGACTTCGAGCCCGGCGGCGAATCTTTGAAGAACGGGAAAAGCCGTTCAATCCAGCCGTTTAGCTCGCTCTGAAGGGGCTTCGAAAGGGCCTCGAGGCAAGCCGGGTCGGAAACCCGGGAATCCAAAACCGCCATAAATCGCCGTAGACGGGCGATTTCGACCGGGGACCGATCAACCTCCGGGAAATCTTTCAAAGTCGGAATTGAAGCGCCCTGGACCCCGTGGCGGCGCTCTTCGGGGCAGGTGCCGGGGGCGGATTGCGCCCTGGCGGCGCGAGGTCGGGCGCGGTGCCCGATCTCCGTCTCGGCGACAGGGGCCGCCACCTGTCGGGGTTCCGGGCCTCGCGCGCGCGCTCCTAATAGGCCGCATGCTGGAAATCGAGGTGCTGCGGGCCGGCAGCTTCACGGCCATGGGGGGCGACCCGGTGGAGATCACCGCGGCCGACCTCGACGCCCTGGCCGCCGGCTACGAGCCCGCGCTGCACGAGGCGCCGGTCGTCGTCGGCCACCCCGCCGCCGACGCGCCGGCCTATGGCTGGGTCCGCGGGCTGCGCGTCAGGGACGACCGGCTGGTCGCCGACATCGACCAGCTCGACCCGGCCTTCGGTGAGCTGGTCCGCGCCGGCCGCTACAAGAAGGTCTCGGCCTCGCTCTACCGGCCGGGCTCCTCGAGCCCGAAGCCGGGCGCCTGGTACCTGCGCCATGTCGGCTTCCTCGGCGCCCAGCCGCCGGCGGTGAAGGGCCTGAAATCGATCGCCTTGGGCGACGACGGCGAGGGGGTGGTCACCGTCGCCCTCGGCGAGCCGGCGCCCCTGTCGCCCGGGCCGGGAGCCGGCGCCGGCGACGACGCGAAACCCCCGTGCGCCGAACCCCCACGCAGAGAGACTGGAGACCCCATGCCGGATCCCATCACGGCACCGCCCGAGGCGGCCGCCGAGCTGGCCGAGCGCGAGGCGGCGATCGCCGCGCGCGACGTCGAGCTGGCCGAGCGCCAGGCCGCCATCGCTGCCCGCGAGGCCGCCATGCGGCGCCGCGAGCTGGAGGCGGAGGCCGAGGGCTTCATCGCCGAGGGCCGCGTGCTGCCGGCCGAGCGCGCCGCCGTCGTCGGCCTGATGGCCGCCCTCGACGGCGAGGCCACGGTCGAGCTCGGCGAAGGCGAGGCCGAGCCGGCCGGCGCCGTGCTGCGCCGCTTCCTCGCCGCGCTGCCGGCCCGGGTCGCGTTCGGCGAGAAGGCGAAGGACGAGCGGGCCGACCAGGTCGACCCCGCCGACGCCGTCAGGCTCGCCGAGGCCGCCAACGCCCTGATCGCCGCCGAGGCGGCCAAGGGCATCGCCCTCGACATCGCCACCGCGGTCCGCCGCGTCGCCAAGGGAGCCACGCCATGAGCGGGCCGAACCCGACCCTGACCAAGGGTCTCACCGCCGGGGGGGCGATCACCAAGCATCGCATCCTCATGTTCGATTCGGCCGATGGCGCGGTGGTCCACGCCACCGCCGCCACCGACCTCGGGGTCGGGGTCGCGGCCGAGATCGGCGCCGCCTCGGGCGACCCGATCGACGTCCACATGGCCGGCATCGTCCTGGTCGAGGCGGGCGGCACCATCGCCCGCGGCGCCAAGGTCACCAGCGGCGCCGCCGGCGTGGCGGTCGCCGCGGCGCCGGCCCAGGGCGTCAACAACCAGATCGTCGGCATCGCCATGGTGACCATGGCTTCGGGGGACATCGCGCCGATGCTGCTCGCCCCCAGCACCATGCAGGGAGCCTGATCGATGCCCGTCACCGTCGCCCCTTTCCCGACCGAGCCGCAGCTCACCGCGATCGCCATCGGCTACCGCAACCAGAGCTACATCGCGGACGCCGTGCTGCCGCGGGTCTCGGTCGGCCGCCAGGAGTTCAAGTGGTGGCTCTATCCGGAGGACGAGACCTTCGCCGCCCCGGACAGCCGCGTCGGCCGCCGCTCGAAGCCCAACGAGGTCGACCTCACCGCCACCGAGAGCACGTCCAAGACCGAGGATTTCGGCCTCGACGACCCGATCCCCTGGGCCGACATCGAGAACGCGCCGGCCGGGCGCGACCCGCGCGACCAGGCGGTGATGCAGCTCACCGACTACATCATGCTCTCGCGCGAGAAGCGCTGCGCCGACCTGGTCTTCGCCGCCGGCAGCTACCCGACCGGCTACAAGGCGACGCTCAGCTCCTCCGGCCAGTGGAGCCACGCCGACTCGACGCCGGTGACGGCGATCAACAACGCCCTCGACACGCCCCTGATGCGGCCCAACGTCATGGTGATCGGCCGCCAGGCCTGGACCATCCTCGCCACCCACCCGCACATCATCAAGGCGGTCCAGGGCAATAGCGGCGATCGCGGCATCGCGTCCCGCCAGCAGGTGGCCGAGCTGTTCGAGCTCGAGGAGATCCTGGTCGGCGCGTCGCGGCTCAACACGGCGAAGAAGGGCCAGGCGGCGACGCTCGCCCGGGTCTGGGGCAAGCACTGCGCCCTGATCCACAGGAACCGCCTGGCGGACACGCGCGGCGGCCTGACGTTCGGCTACACGGCCGAATGGGGCGGCCGGGTCGCCGGGGCGATGGAGGACAGGAACATCGGCCTCCGCGGCGGCGAGGTGGTCCGGGTCGGCGAGAGCGTCAAGGAGCTGATCGTCGCCAACAAGGCCGGCTACCTCTTCACGGATGCCGTGGCCTGATGCCGCTCTTCCGGGCCCGCTGGGACATCGACATGGGCGCTTCCCGGGTCACCCCCGGCGAGAGCGTCGAGCTCGACCAGGACGACCCGGCGCTGCCGGCGCTGCTGGCCGCCGGCGTGCTCGAGCTGCTGCCGGAGCCGAAGCAGCGGCAAGCGCCCGGGGCACCCGCCACCGCCGCCACCGAGAAACCCGACGCAAAGGCCCCCACCCCGGCTCCGGCCGAGGGGGGGGCGCCGGCGCGGGCGAAGGCCAGGCCCGGACGCACGGGCAAGGGCGAGGGGTGATGCGCCATGGCGGGGGGGTCTGCTCGCGTTCGGGCGGCAGGCGCTGCTCGAGTGGCCTCGCCGGGGCGGCATCTACGCCCGCCAGATCGACGGCGCCATCGTCCAGATCGCGGCCTGGCCGCACCCCGTCACATTCGAGGATGACGCCATGTCGGCTCGCTACCCGGCCCCCGGCACAACGGTTCCCCAATGGTCGGCTTCCGCCCTGCCGGTCATCCCGCTCGACGACGCCAACGGCCAGCGGATCACGCTCACCGGCTCGTCGCAGGCAGCGGGTCCTCTGCCGGAGGGCTGCGACCTGGCGCTGGTGGCCAACCTCGGCGTCAATGTCGCCCATGTCTCGACGGACGGCACGACGACCGCGACGACTGCCATGACGCCGATAGTGTCCGGGCCTGGCCGGGATGTGGTCGTGACCGCCACCGACCGGATCATCCGGCTGATCGGCACGGCCGCCGACGTCGTGGTGATCGTCCCCTACAAGCCGGCCGGCTGATGCCGGGGCTGCAGACGGGGCTGGGGCTGGGGCTGACGCGGGACGACGGCGGCGTGCTCGGCCCATGGGCCCTCTCCGTCTCGGACGGCTCCATCGTCCTCGCCTATGAGGCGGCCGAGGCGGCCTATCGTGCCGCGGCAGGCGGGAATTGGGTCATCCCGGTGGCTGGCGGCTCGTTCGTCGTGGCCCATGAAATCTATGGCTATGACTATCACCTGGCCGCGACGGCGTTGGGCATCGGCGGGCCTCACGCGATCTTGGGCGCGGATGGCCATGTGACGTTCACCAACAATCCAGCAGAGGCGGCCTATCGGGCCGCGTGCGGGGGCGCATAATGTCCGACGTCCTGACGACCGATCCGCAGCGCATCGAGCGCCGCCCGTATCTTGCATACACCGAGCGTCGCTCGCCCGGGATCCATCGGGCGTACTGCGACGACTCGTCGATGCTGACGCCATGGGAAATTCCGACGCGATCGGGACTCCGGGTGCTCTGCCATGAGCCTGAAGAGCAGCCCTACAGGCGGGCCGCCTACTCTCTCGGCATCCCGGTGGGCGTGCAGGACGTCGGCTGGAGCGAGGCCAATCGCCTTTCCGGCAGGTGGTTCGTCCCGCAGAACCTGGCCACATCGATCGTCTCTGGCGCCGCGCAATGCGATCTGGGCATGGACCCTTACACGGGCATCAATTTCGATACCGCGCAGGCGGCCTGTCGGGCCATGGGCGCCAATTGGTCGCTCATGTCGCAGGCGCAGTGGCACGCCCTCATGGTGATCTCGCAGAGCTACTGGATGGGACAAGGCAAGAACAACCCGACCGGCAACAGCCAGCATGGGCGGTCCGACCAGGTCACGAGCGAGGTCGGCATCAGGTCTGACCTCCTGGAGGTCGACGGGACCAACAAGGGCGCCTACGGCCGGACATTGAGCGGAATGAAAGCCGGCGGCGGCCTGCATCTGGCCTGGTCGCACGACGGCACGGCGCTCGGGGTTTTCGATCTGGTCGGCAATGTCTGGGAATGGGCGGAGGCCGCTCGAGTCAACAACGGGCGGATCGAGGTCATCCCCGCGTCGGCTGGCATCCACGCGGATCATGGCGCCAGCTCGACGGCGTGGAGGGCGGTCCGGCCTGACGGGACACTCGTGGCCATCGGTGCCGGCGGCGACATGCTGCACTACGATGCCACTACGTCACTGATCTTCATCGCGACATCGCGGGGGACGATCGGCAATCAGAGCGCAATGTTCTACCAGCTCGGCGCCGGCTCGATCGCGCCCGTCCCGCCCGTATTGATCGCGATGGGGCTTTTCCCATGGTCGGCGTCGGTGCCGACGGTCGGGCGCTTCTACGTCGATACTAATGGCGAGCGCCTGCCGGTCCGGGGCGGGCACTGGAGCAGCGGGTCGTACGCGGGCGTCGCTGCCCTGAACCTGAACTACGCCCGGGGCAGCGCGGGCACGAGCCTCGGCTTCCGTCCCGCTTTCGCCATCTGATGATCTGCAGCGTGGTCATCTGCCAAGTGAGCGATAGCGAACGGTGCCTGAAGATCTCAAGATCAAGACCAAGGTCGAGGACTGCCTCGCCTGGAGCTATGTGGCGCTGCGTCAATTCCCCAAGCACGAGCGGCACGTCCTGGCGGCGGAGATCCGCACCTCGCTCTGGCGGCTGCTCCGCCTGGTCGTCACCTGCAATCGTCGGCACTACAAGAAGACGACGTTGCAGGACCTCGACGTCGAGCTCGACCTGCTCCGCTCACAGGTCCGCCTGGCGCACGCGCTGCGCTACATCGATATCGCCAAGTACGAGACGTGGTCGCGCCAGCTCGACGAGATCGGCCGCATGGTCGGCGGCTGGCTGCGATCGCAAAGAGGGGGTGCCGGCATGCCGGCTGAAGCGCCTGCCGATCCGGGGCGGGAACTGGAACAACGGGTCGAACGCGGGCGTCGCTGCCCTGAACCTGAACAACGCCCGGGGCAACGCGAACACGAACATCGGCTTCCGTCCCGCTCTCGGGGACCGTCAGAAGGCGCCGGCTCACGGGCCGGCGTCCAGCACACCCTCGAAAGGGCCGGCGCTCCACGGCCAAGCGCCGAAACATGAAGAGGCCGGGCCGGGCCAGTACCTTCGGGGGACCTTCCGGCCCGACCGCCTCATGAGCCCGTGAAGAGCTTCGCGGGCATCTTCAGCCGGATCACGCCGTTCGCGTCGCTGCATGCCGCCTGGCTGCGGGCGCGGAAGGGCAAGCGCAGCAATGGCGACATGCTCGCCTTCGAGGCCGATCTCGAGCCGAACCTCTTCGCGATCCAGGAAAGCCTGCTGCAGCGCAGCTATCGCACCGGCCCCTATCGCCTCTTCGAGATCTTCGAGCCCAAGCGTCGCGTGGTCGCGGCGTTGCCGATCAAGGATCGCATCGTCCAGCACGCGCTCGTTGCGCAGATCGAACCGATCTGGGAGGCGCGCTTCGACCGGCACAGCTATGCCTGTCGGGTCGGCAAGGGCACGCATGCCGGGGCCGACCAGGCGCAGGCGATGATGCGCCAGGTGCTCCGGCAGAATGGGCGGGTCGCGGCACTGAAGGGCGACATCGCGCGCTGCTTTCCGTCGATCTGCCACGATGTGCTGAAGCGCCTGATTCGCAGCCACGTGGCGTGCCGCGACACCCTCTGGCTGATCGACGAGATCATCGACAGCGCGGCCGAGCCTGGAGCGCTGCTGCCCCGCGGGATCCCGATCGGCAATCTGTCGAGCCAGCTCTTCGCCAACATCTGTCTCGATCGGCTGGACCGATTCGTCCGCCAGGAGCTGCACTGGCGGCACTATGTTCGCTACATGGACGATTTCATGCTGCTGGGCTCCGACAAGGCAGCCCTGCACGAGGCGCGTCGCTCGATCGAGGGCTTCCTGCATGCCGAGCTCGGATTACGGGTCAACGCGAAGACCCAGGTCTTTCCGATCGGCGGCCCGCGCGGCCGCTGTCTCGACTTTCTCGGTTATCGCATCTGGCCGACGCATCGCCGGCTGCGTGAAGGCTGTGTGAAGCGCATCCGGCGGCGCTTCAAATCGCTGGCGCGGCGCTACCACGAAGGCCGGGTCTCGCTCGAGGAGATCGAGGCCGTGGTGGCGTCCTGGCTCGGTCATGCCCGGCATGCCGACGCCGGGCGGCTGGTGGACATGGTGCTGGCCGAGCTGGTGCTCGTGCCGCAAAGGAGGAGAGAGACGTGCTGGATATCATCATCGAGCGAGGTGGAGGGCCGGCCGAGGGTGGCGGGTCGGACGCGCGGCCAGCCGTCGAGGTCGTGACGAAGGAACGGGTGACGGCGGCCGAGTTGGCCAAGGCGCGTGCCGTGGACGCCTATTGGGGCGGCGTGCGGGCGGCCGCGCTCCGACTGCAGATCCGGCAGCTGCGCGACGGCCGGGTGCTCGGCCCGCCCGATCCGGTGCGGGCGGCGATCGCGGCCGCGGAGGCCGAGCTTGTCGATGCCGATGCACTCGCGCGTGCAGCGGCGCCCGAGGAGATCGCCGCCGCGCGGGCGTCGACCAAGGGCGGTCAGCGCATGGCCGGGCTCGGCGAGTGGCTGCGGGGCGCGGCCCTGGTCGAGATGGTCGGCGAGGACAAGGTCGAGGTGGTGATGCGGGGCGGCGACGCGGCGCGGGCGCCAAGGGCGGTCTGAGCCACCTGTCGGGGTTCCTGCGGCTTCGGCGCGGGTGGCATGGTCCGGCCGTGCCAGCGGGCGATCCTCATGAGCTATTGCACGTCAGACCAGCTGGTCGCGCGCTTCGGCCTCGACCAGCTCCTCGCGATCGCCGACCACTCGGGCGACGACGCGCTCGACGTGACCAGCGTCGACGCCGCGATCGCCGATGCGGCGGCCGAGATCGAGAGCTACCTGCGCCGGCGCTACGCCCTGCCGCTGGTCTCGGTCGACCCCGCCCTCGCCGCCATCGCCTGCGACATCGCCTTCTACCGCCTGCACCCGGCCGACCAGCCGGACGACGTGCGGCGCCGCTACGAGGACGCCCGGCGCTGGCTCGGCGAGCTCGCCGCCGGGCGGATCGAGATCGACACCGGGGCGCCCGCCGGCACCGGCGGCAGCGGCGAGGCCCGGGTCTCGGCCCCGGCCCGGGTCTTCACCCGCGACACGCTTTCGGGCTTCTGATCATGGCCGGCTCCCGGTGACGACGACCGGCGTCCGCCTCGAGGCCACGATCGACGACGCGGCGGTGCGCGCGGCGCTCGCCGATCTCGCCCGGCGCGGCGCCGATCTGTCCGAGCCCATGGACGACATCGCCGCCTACCTCGAGGCCTCGACCACGGACCGCTTCCTCAGCGGCCAGGTCGGGCCGGACGGCAGGCCCTGGCCGCCCTCCGACCGGGCCCGCCGCGAGGGCGGCAAGACCCTCGTCGACAAGGGCGCCCAGGGCGGGCTGCTCGGCTCGCTCACCTCCACGAGCTCCGCGCTCGAGGCCGTGGTCGGCGTCGCCAAGCCCTATGCCGCCATCCACCAGCTCGGCGGCCGGGCCGGCCGCGGCGGCCAGACCGAGATCCTGGCGCGCCCCTATCTCGGCCTCTCGGCCGAGGACGAGCGCGAGGTCACCTCGATTCTCGAAGACTGGCTCGGCCAGGTGCCCGGGGTGTCGGCATGATCCCGGCGATCGCCGCCCGGCTCGGGGCCCAGGTGGCGGCGCTCGCCACGGTCCGCACCTCGGCCGACCTGGCGTCGCTGACCATGGGCCGCCACCGCCACCAGCTGCCGGCCGCCTTCGTTCACCCGCGCGGCGACCGGGCCTCGGCCAATGCCCTGGTCAACGCCGTCGGCCAGACGGTGCGGCGCGAGATCGGCGTGCTCCTGGTCGTCGCCGCCAGCGGCGCCGATCGGGGTGCCGGCGCCCCCGATTTGATCGACGAGCTGCTCGCCCCGATCCGTGCCGCGCTGGCGGGCTTCGAGCCTGCCGGATGCGAGCCCTTGACGCTGGCGGGGGGCGACATCCTGAAAGTCGGGGACGGCCAGGCACTCTGGCTCGACCGCTACGTCACCGCTTTCTTCCTCAGGAGCACCTGATGCCCGAGCCGACGCCCGCCGCACCGCTGCGGCAAGCCCCGCTGCCGCGCTCCGGCGGCTCGTGGATCCGCCGGCCGGACGGCGGGCTCGAGCCCGCCCCGGCGCCCGGCGAGGCGCCTCCGCCCCCGATCGAAGAAACCGTGCCGCCCACGAGAAAGGGACGCTGATGGCCCGCGTCTATCGCCGCCGCGCCTTGCTGCTCAAGCTCGAGAGCAGCTATGGCACCGACCCGACGCCGACCGGCGCCGCCAATGCCATGCTCTGCAGCGAGCTGACGTTCGGCATCCCGCATCGCCCGCTCGACCGGGCGCTGATCAAGCCGACCTTGGGCAATCTCGGCAAGCCCGTCGCCGGCCGCCACTGCACCGCGGGCTTCAAGGTGGAGCTCGCCTCCTCGGGTGCCGCCGGCACCGCCCCGGCCTGGGGGGCGGCGCTGCGCGCCTGCGGCTGGGCCGAGACCGTCAACGCCTCCGCCTCGGTCGTCTACAACCCGATCAGCGACGCGGCCGAGAGCTGCACCATGTACTGGCACGCGGACGGCACGCTGCACAAGCTGACGGGGGCCAGGGGCTCGGTGGCGATCGAGATCACCGCCGAGGAGATCCCCTATCTCACCTTCGCCTTCGTCGGGCTCTACAACAATCCCTCGGCGGCAGCCATGCCGACCTCGGACTTCTCGGGCTTCATCGCACCCCGGGCGGTCGGCAAGGTCGAGACGCCGACGGGCTCGCTCCATTCGGTCGCCTCGATCATCCGCTCGCTCTCCATCGACCAGAACGGCAAGACCCCGTTCCGCGACCTGATCGGCGCCGCCGAGGTCTCCTACGTCGATCGCGACATCATGGGCCAGATCAGCCTGGGTGCGCCCGCCTTCGCCACCAAGGACTGGCACGCCGCCGCCCGCGCCGAGACGCTGGGCGCGCTCTCGCTGATCCACGGCACCACGGCCGGCCGGATCATCGAGCTCGCCGCCCCCGC